CTCCATCCGGTCATTCCGCACGGTACCAAGGCTGATTTTTTCACGCTTGACGATCTGCATCTCTTCACCGGACATCAACGTGATGGCCCGGCCCTGACGCGTCAGGCTCTCGATTTCCGAAAACACCCGAATGTCCAGTTCCAACGCTAGCGGTACAGGAGCCAGATCAGAGCGCAGGCAGTAGGAAACAACCAGGTCGCTCGGGATTTGAGTGCCGTTTTCCCAGAATAGGATCATCTATAATTACAGTGTGCCAATTTATTGAGTTATATTCTCACACACAATAATGCTGGTGGTTGTTTGGGTTTCCCTGAAGTATTCTGGTGATGAATTTAATCTCATGGTCGGCTCTGTTACTAGAGCGCGTTCTCAATTGATTGACACTGGATGAAAAATTCATCAGGCAAGGCGTTGAACGCAGGGAATGGCCAGTCCTTTCCAGGTTCAACAACACAGCATGGTGGATGGTTAGCCATAACCCGTCTGTCTGAGGCCATTGCCCCAGAACTGTGTTAAACGAAGGCTTCGACAGGCTCAGACCAAACGAGAATCTGCTCAATTAAGCTGACACAGAACGTTGAACACCCTCACTCAAACACATATCCGTTCACCCTGAGCCTGTCGAAGGGCTGCTTTGCTAATTGAGAACACTTTCTAGTGTTCGATGAGATTAAACAGGCCAATCCCAATTGATATATTGTTGTAATTGCACACCAAGCTCCTCAGAAGCAGCACCATCTACATGATACGTATGATAGCCATACGTTTTACCTAACGGAATGTTAGCAAACTGGGTTACTTGGTAAGGGTCAAACTCTGGCGTAGCACTGATTGTTTCAATATCAGTGTTGATTGTCTTCAACCATGTAACCATGATTGTTTTAGCGCCTGTGCGCTCAACGTACTTACGAGCAGCTTCAAGTGACCAGCCTTTCGTACAAACATCATCAACAAGCAAGACTGTTTTGCCACGTTTCAGAGGTGCATTCCTGTATGGCGTGTCGTTGTAGTTCTTTGTTGGTAGCTTGTTCAGCTTGATGGTGTTGAGCTGATTGTGATGGTCAATCACCTTGCCTTCACGACGTGCGCTCTGTGATTTTGTAGCCGTCGTGTGACGCTCAATCAAATTATGCAAATAGCCCTTATTGAAGCATTTTCCGAAAGTCATTAGGTCATCGTTCATATTGTCGTTGCCAACGCCAGCTCTATGCCCTGGGTAGGCAGCAATAAAATCAATACGCTGATGAATACCAGTAAAGTACATGCTCGTAACTAGCGCACCCAACCAGAAGTCAACATCGCCTTGACCGAACTTAGCTGCTGCACGTCCATTCTCTGAGTACTTTCTGAACTCAGGCTTATATGTGCTAAACGGTGCAAGTGCGTAGTACTCGAAATCGCCGTCTTTGATTTCATGACTCCAAAAGTGTTCACGAAGACAAAGCGTATCTATGAAGCGAGCAAGCTCTTTTGGTTCAGAAAACTCGAAGCCGTAGTCAGTATTGTTACTGTACCAAGTGGCACGCAAGAACAGAATCTTGCCGTTTACAGCTGTACGCATATCATCGTCGCTACTGCCGACATAGACGACTTCGTTAGATTCCCACTTCATTACATCTAGAACGTACTGAGTTGCTGTTGCTCGTGGCTTAGGCGGAATCTCAGGGTTACGTTTTCGAGTAAAGATAGATAGGCCTTTGAAATGATCTTCAAACACATCGTATAAGTCTTTTTTGTTACCGTCGTTGTCGGTAATAATCCAAGCACGATTAGCAAGCAGTACTGGCTTGATGCCACGTAGTGTAAAGAAAGCCATTAGCCTTTCTACTTCTGCGAAAACGTCACCTTTTATCTTCCCTGTGTTGATTAAGGTATCTTCGACACTGAGAATCACACCTTTTAGTTGTCTAGTAGACATACAACCTCCTTAAAAATCCATTGAAAATTGCCCTTGCTTTCCTTGTGCTGGAAGGCTTTCTTCTGGCTGTTTTAAATACTTGACTAAGTCACTGAATTGGTCAGGAGCGCTGAAAATTTGTCCGCGTTCATATGAACTGACCGCTTTTATTTCTGCATTTTCTAAATCTGACTGATAGAGATATGGCATCACCAAGAATCGACCGTAGTCTTTCGTGAAGTTCACTGTATGAGCTGTACCGCTCTTTATCTTCCATTCCACTGGTACTGTAATCTGAGCAAGGCTGGCTTGAATGCGATTACGACGTACGAAGTTGTGAGCACTGTAACTTTGGTGAATCAAGTACTCAGTAACAATCGCACCACCGTTTGCGACAATCTCTGCTCGTAAATGCTCAGAGCCACGAGGATAGTTGCTATCAATTCCAGTGCCTAGCACAGCAATGGTCGGCACATTGAAGCGAATAGACTCAACATGGGCTTTTTGGTCAATGCCGTCAGCAAGTCCACTCACAGATGCCAAGCCTTGATTAGCCATGGCTGCAACAATGTACTTCGTTAGCCAAAGGCCATCTTCTGTAGCTTTTCTGCTACCAACAATAGCAACTAATGGCTGGTGAAGTATCTTGTAGTTACCCTCGACAAACAGCCACATGGGTGGTTCAGGTATGTTCTTCAACTGCTGCGGAAAGAGGTCTTGGTCATAGAAGAAAATACGAATGTTCTTCTTAACGTACTCACGCGCAAGTTCAAGGCCTTTGTTCCATAGATCAAGCTTGAACTGCATCCATGACTCGACTGACTCTTTAATCGGGTCATCTAACTTATGTCGAAGCATTTTTTCAAAGAGCTCAACGTCGTCTGTTTTAATCAGTTTTCTAAAGCTAATTTTTTGAGCAGCGATTTTATGCAATGTTTTAAAGCCTACACCACGTATTGACTGCAATGCTAGAAACGCGACTGTTTCAGCTTTCCAGTAATCTTGCTCCTTTTCCATTTCATATACCTTGCTATATGTGCCTAGATTCCCATCATAAGTGACACACGCTTTTTGGCCAGGAACTCGTAAGAACTCCAATAATTCAGCACTTTTCTAGGCCGACTGTTGATCTTGAACTCCAGAGGTTTAAGTGCCTTATTCGTCAGACTGCCAATCAAGCTTCCTTTTGGCAAGTGAGTTTGGTCGCTCCTGACGGGTGCGTTTTGCAATCTGTTCAGGACTGCAATTATTGCCACTCACCATCCAGTCAATGTGGTGCCACAAGGCATCGATCAGAACTCTGTGTTTACGGGCCTGAGAACGTCGCTACTGTGCTGTAGTGGAGAGGTGAAGACAGCCAGTCATATCGTCACAATCCCCCCAGAAAACGCCTTTTCAGGCATCTCTGATTCAACTGTTCTGATGTCCTGCATAATTTCGCTACTCATGCGACCAAACACATCGACACCCATCATGCGAGAGGCTTCAATCTGAACTGAAACCTCTCTTTCTGCATACAGCTCAAACAGAGGACGAATGACAGACCACTCACTGTCCGATACTACCGTCTGAGCATCAATGTCCGGCTCCTGATCAGCAGGATAGGCAGAGAGATTGCCATAGCCGTGGTAGTAACGCGTTGCGCGGACAGCCTGGGCCACCAGCACGGTGACATCCAGCATGTTGGTATCACGCCGGTCTTCAAGGTGCTCGTCCACCAGAGCCTGTATCGGTGGCATTATTTATTGCTCACCAATCAAGCTACCGACATTGCCCTGAATGTCTTCACCGAAGTAGTTGTAAAACAGGGTTCCGGTCAATGCCATCGGCTGCGTGCGATTCTCCCAATCACGATCAACCGGTTCAGCCACCAGGTAGCAGCCCTTGTACTTTTTGGCCCGAACAAAGCGATCTGGTGTTCCTTCGTAGATGATTGCATCAAACTTGCCACCCGCAATCAGTAGCTTCAACAACAAATCATCAGCCGCACCGGTTTCGGTTTCGTGCAAGGCGATGGCACCCTGCTGATTCGTTTTCGCCTGTGTGCCAACCCAAGTGACACCACCCATAGGCATCGGAGCCTCAGCAGGCTCCCCAGCAGTCAAAACCGCCCATGGCGCTTGCTTGGTCATCAGCCACGAACCTTCATGACCAACAATCTCAAATGCAAAGTCGCTATTCATGGCGTGGCGACCGGTCGCTTCGGTGGCGTCGTGCATTGTTTGCAGGTATGACCCCGTTGATACTGCCATATCAGTCTCCTGTTGATTCAGTGGTTTGCTGCATCCGGCGTACCCAGCGCTGCAATGCCCTTAACTTTTCGGTGTTTTCGTGACACCGGGTGTAATTTTCTGCGACGACGGTTGCGACGGCAGTGAGATCAGTTCCAGTGCTGGCGTCATCAGGACTGCTGGCGGCCTGGGGAACTCGCACGTCACTCTTTGCGGTTGCGTTGTGCAAGCTGACAAACCCAGCAGGGATGTCACAAACAGTATCCGGTACATACACTGTCACCTGTTTGATAATGGGTTCCGTGGCTTCTCTGATCACCCGAACCCGGTCAACATATTTCGTCACCACCTGGGCAGTGCTCTGCATTTGTTTTCCCGACACATTTTGCCGGGCCAGGGCCAACCGGTTCTTCTCTTGCTCCCATTCGGACTGGATATGGCTGCTACCATGCTGATAACCAGCCACGTACACCGCCGCAGACACAACGCAGACAGCCAGTAGCGTTTTTCTAGCCATTTGCATGGCCACCTATGCAATGCAGGTATTCGTCCAGCCTGCGCTTGTACAAGCCGTAGCAGTTATTCGAGCGCACTTTGCAATCACGTCCGGCAACAAAGCGCCAGCGCAACAGTTCGGAACACGCACCAGGGTAATCACCGGCATTGAGGCGCTTGACCAGGGTCGATTTGCAAAAAGCGGATTCACCAACGTTGTAGGAAAAGCTGATAAACGCGTCGTACTCATGCTGTGCCAGCGGCACGTCAACACACGCTTTCAGGTTTTTCTCAAAACGCTGGATGTCCGTCATCGCCTGAACCAACGCCTGGGGTGGTGTGATCGTGTCCCCCATGGCAACAGGAGAGCCATGGATGCTGGTGGTACCGAAACCCATGGTTGGAACATCACCTTTGACCGGGATAACGGCTTTGTCGGTGTAGCCTTCGTGCATCACAAGGCCCACCAGTGCAGCGGCTGACAGAACCAGTCCTTGCGCTGCTTTTCTGTATTGATTAATCATCGTCAAACTTCGCCTGTGCCATTAAACGAGCGACAGTGGCCAGAACCACCACCACCAGCGTCAGGGTTGCAAATGGAAGCCGTGGAATCTGGTGTTCAAAAAAGGGTAATAGCACCTCAAGCGCCGATAACAACGATGCCAATATCATCAATCGGAACGACCAGGCTTTGCGGAGTACGTGACTCCAGTTTGCAGTCAGGCGCATGCGTCATCCCCCCCACGCACTTTTAACCACCAGGGCCATTGAGCCACCAACCACCAGCCAAACCGTGTTGATTACCCACCCTGATGCCAGTGACTGAATTGGAGACTTCTTCTCCAGATCAGCAATGCGGGTTTCCAGCTTTGTAATCGCCGTGAAGGCCCGCTCCAGTGAACGCGCGGTGTTCATGTGTCGTTCTTCAAGACGGGCCAGACGCTCCAATGCGTCAACCACACCCTTCAGAGTCTCTTTGACTTCCGCCAGGCTGGTTTCAATGTGTTTAATGTCGTCACCCACGATGGTCACTCCATGCTTATCTCAGGTTCCCTATCGCTTTGATTAGGGTGTTGAGTCGCTGCACAGTGGCTGCTGCCAGTTTTTGATCGGCTTCCTTCATTTTGATATGGCTTTCCAATGCCGGGCCGGATAAAAATCTTTCAGCAGCAGAAACAGGCAATACCAGAGCTTCTGTGAGCGACGATTGAGAGTGTAGAGCTACGCTATGCGCCAAACTTCGGAGACTTTCCGACCAGTCCTTGCGCATCTGGCGAGAGGCAGGAATGGACTCGAAACCGAACGGGCGGCACGGTTGGTGCGGCCCCCTCCTTGGGCAGTGCAACAATGCCGCCAGAATTGTGAATTGACATATCAAAAAAGTGCGCCAGCTTTTTTTTACCCGAGAAAAAAAACGAGCTGAGCACCAGGAAGTCGGCTTCTGTGAAACCAAGCAGGATATTCATGCGCTCGACCAGATAATGGTCAAAGTCATCCGGGCCGCCGTCACCAGGAGCCGGATTGTCCTGACCTTCAACCACCAACTGTGCTGCCATCATGGCCACCAGCCAGACGGCATATGGCGTCAGCCAGGGGAATTCAGGGATAACACGCTCAATGGCCTCCAGCATATCCCCGGTGAGATGGCGCACATGCCATGTATCACCAGCCAGCTCCCCTGCCTGATGAATAACATCGGTATAATCTTGCTCCATCAGCAGGTAGTCGGAAAACTGGCCAACAACATCCCCTGAGTTGTTTTTCACAACGAAACCGACATCAGAAACAGCGGCCAGGTAATGCCCTACCACCAGCATCTGCTCCTGAGCCGTCCAGGCACCGATGTCTTCGACACCTTCTGCCGATGCCACAACGGAGTTCAAGAACTGGCGCTGAGTCGCCATCACTTGAGACTCAGGCATGGCCGCCAGCTTGATAGCATCCCCAATTGAGAGTTCTTGTAATTTAATCAACAGCCGCTTGGTGCGCAGGTCTGGTATGCGGTCAGTCATACGCTGATTCCCATATTAGAAAACAGCGCATAGTGTGCGGTATGCGATGTGGGCAAAGGCTGGTGGGTTTCCGGCGGAATCAGGCCGCCATGGCCTGTTCAATGCAGTCATTCGCTGCTTGAAATATTCTGGCAAGCTCCACATCACTTGTATGCAAAATGGAGGTAGCAACGCTGGTGGACTCCTCTGCTTCAGCCATCGCCATCAGTTCCGCCATATAATCATCATCTGATAAATCAGAGGCGTCAGAACCGTTTCCATCCGGGCCGTCAGGATCACGAGCAACGTATGCCAGTCCTTCAATATAGGCGAAACAAATGGCGTCCCACAGGTCAGGAGAACCCATACCATCCCAATCTGCCGCGCCTTTCTCTGGGACTTTGATTTGTGCCCTACTCGTCCAGGATTTTGGGATTCGGGAAGACTGATCCAGCATTGTTTGCTTGTGATCCGTTGTCAGCACTGATATTCGCCCTTCTTTCGCCGCTCGTGCGGCTTGGTGCATGGCCTGGGCACGGAGGTTTAGATAGCGCTCCTTGTTCTCTTTTTTGAAACACGGCTTACCCCAGATCACCTTGTGCAGCATCACACCTTGATCCTCCAAATCCTGACAGACATTGACACCCAGCCCGCCCTTATCCACGACATACGTGATGCTATCAATGTCCCGGCCCTGTTCGATCAGTGCTGCCGAGAAAACGTTCGAGCGGATTTTGTTGGTCAGAAGAGGGATTTTGACGACCTCAACACGGCGGGCATCCGGGCCTTTGTCTCCGTAGCCGATAACACGCGCCAGAACAGCGCTTGATTTGTCACGCAAGCCCTCACCGGCTGCAATGTCAGCAAGCAACATCCAACCATATGGCTCATCGTCACCGATAATGCGGCCACGGTCATACATTATCTCAGCATGGCGCAGCCCCATCATGTGCTTGGCTGAGTCCTCTGGGAATTTACCCAGTATGCGAACCCGTTTTTCGTCCTCATCGTAGGCCGACCAGTGCTCCACCAGCCACTCATCGGACACGAAGGGTGAATCCATCGAACTGAACACCAGGGGCATCCACTCCCCACCGTTTGTGATACTCAGGTCATGGTGAGTCCGGTAGAAGTAGCCAGCATTGCGGGTAGGCTGGCTGGTGATCAGCATTCTGTTGCGCTCTTCGGTCAATGCACCTGATAGTGTTGTGATGACTTCATCTGGAACAGTCGATCCTTCATCGACGATAACCAGCATCCATTCATTGTGGCGACCAGCCATTTTGTTCGCGGTTTTTGCGTTTGCGGTCTTTGATTCGATGAACCACGTATCTTCAAATCCAACAACGCGGGCACGCCCATCTGCCAGGACTTCGATGTGATCAGCCAGCCAGGCATGTGGGCCTCGTCGTATACGCTGGATAGCAATGCCAATTTCCTTCCACAAAGTGGCCTTAAGCTGATCCATGTCGTTCGCTGTGAGTAGCGTATTGGACTGGGGAAAGCACAGCAGGTGCCAGAGGCACAGGTTTGCTATCGACGTGGTTTTACCTGTGCCGTGGCCAGATGAGACAGACGTGCGTGAACGCGGTGCTGAGACGCTGGCAAACAAGTCCACTTGCTGATCAGAGGGGTCGATACCCTGAACTTCGCGCGCAAATCGTTCGGCGCAACCAGAATATGCTTCGATAAATGGCAGCCAGCGCGGGTCTTCCGGCAACGATAGTCGCTTGCTCATGTCAACTAATCCAGATCAGCTTGATCTATCGTCAAGCCCAACCGATCGGCACGGCCCAGATGCTTCCGTGCATTCACAAGAGAGCGCCGCTGAGATTCGTCGAAAATCTCTTTCAGCGTATCCACATCAGGAAAGGCTTCAATGCTGACCTCTTCCTTAACTTCAACTTTTTCCTTCCAGTCATGAGGTCGGCGGTTTTTCAGCCAAAACCGCTGCGCAGTCACATCCGGTGGGTAGTGCTTCTTAATCTCAGTTTTAATGACATCGCCCATGGATACAGCAATGTGGAGATCATCGTGAGAGTAGCCGACTGCACGCCGATAGAGCGATTCAACAACCTCTGCATCAGCCAAAACCTTGCCGTTCCTCATGGACTCTAAAAAATCGGGGTGTTTTTCCTGCCAGTTGTACAAGGTCTGGACGGCAATCATGAAGAAATCGGCTATATCTTCATCGGTTTGACCCAGCAAGCATAGCTTGTATACCTGGGCACAATACTCGGGCCGATAAAGCGTTGGCCGACCACGGATGGTTTCAATATGTGGCCCTTCATGGTTTCCATGGTTTTCGGAAACTATCGCTTGGTTTCTATGGTTTCCTGACTCCTTTGGGGGCGCTTTTCTGGACGCTCTGGCTTCTTTTTTCTTCTCAGCTTCACGCTCCTTGCGTGCCGACAGCTTTAGCCAGTCATCCTTGATGGCTCGCTTTCTCACCGCTGGGGCAGACACAGGCAAGCCCAGCTCTTTAACAAGCCAGGTGTAACCTTCGCGTTCGTCTGCCTCCCACCTTCTCTGGATGGCCTCCCATTCATCCTGGGCAAGCTTCGGTCTTGCTGCCATCTAGAAAGCCGATGCAAGCTGTGAGGCAAGCGGCAAGGACATTTGGCTAGCATCGCATGCTGCTGATGCTTCACATTCAAATTTGTATCGCCTCATGCTCGTGCGTGCTGTACGACCAGACTCACCTGCACGCTGGATAGCCCCCACCAGCCGGGAGCCTCGGGTTTCAACAAATTCCGGGTGCATTTCAATGTAACGTTCCAGTGCAACTTCAACTTCGATCAAATCCTGGGATTGTCTGTCAATCGTTTGTGCAACGACCTCCAGGCGTTGGGATAATTGTCCCATGACTGCCATGTCCCGCTGCCGCGCAATTTCCAGCATGGATGCCAGGTGGCCGGTATGAAGCTGCTGCTGATCAGAGTGACCATCAAAGTCATCCCCGACCAAACCGAAGAGGTAGTCCATGCTGACGCCGTAAAGCTGGGCCGCACGTTTCAAAATATAGGTGGGTATTGAGTTGGTATCGCTGGCGTTTTCGAGCTTCGACAATTTGCTGCCAGATCGATAGCCCAGCCTCTTGGCCGCTGCGGCCAGACTCATGTTGTTCAGTTCCCGCGCGGCACGAAGCTTTGCACCAATGACTTCCAGGGACTGACGTTGTTCGTCACGACGACGAAGTTCTTGATTGTTCACTGCTGAACCTCACTACTATCAAAAAATCAGTGATATGGGTAATTCAGCAATGTCAGGATAGAAATTATTAACAGCCCCTGTTTCCGGGGCTTTGGGGAGTAAATTACAGGCGCAATTAACCGGATGCAACCATTCTCAGTGGCTCTTTCAATGGCCAAAAATCGACCTCTTTTTGTGGCTCCAGCTCATAACGCTCACCAGCTTCGTGACTCTGTAGGCAATACTTCTCCACCCCACCGTCCTTAGCGAAGCAGATCCAGTCAGGTAAGTCCGGGGTGGTGTAGTAATGAAGAACAACAAAATCTGTACGCGAATACTAGGCAACCGCCCAACCCCATTAACTTAACACCGCCAGCAAGGGCCGGAAAACAGAGCAAAGTAGCATTTTCTTAACCCCCTCTGGCTGGCTTTGTTATGCGAGCTTACCCGCTAAACTGTTGCTGGCCTATCAAGCAAAGACTTGATACCCGTAGTAAGTCCTGAAAAATCAACATTTTCTAGAAGATCATCTACTAGATTAATTATAAATGACTCTTCTGTTATTCCTCTTGACTCGAAGTCCTTTTTCAATCCAAAGTAAAATTTCTTGTCAGCTTGCTTAGGCTTTGATGGATACCTCTTGTGGTGCTCCATAACCAGCGTATCTAGCGAATTGATAGTAAAATACTTATCATTAAGGATCTTTCTTAACGACGGATTACTCTGCTCTACAGCAACTTCATAGAGGTATTTCTCTATGCTTTTTATTGGTAAGAACAGTTTTTTAATGTCTTTAAATTCAGAAGGCACATCATTCCTGATATCGCCATCAAGAATACTAATAATCTGCTTACCCAAACCAAGAACGTTCCATCGTAGTAGTTCCCTATGAAGAGTTAATACATTCTCCCAGCCACCCACTGGAACTATGTGTATCAATCTGCTATTTGTTAGTTTATTTAGCAATAATATTTTGCTAACAACTGATTTTGCCAAAACATCTTCTGTCAAAAGAAGAAAATCGAAACCATCGTGACTATAAACATCCCTTATCAAATAACTGGGATAGCAGTGAGACTGTAGAGATACAACCCCTTCATTGTTTTCTATTTTTAGAAGATTGCTTGGCTTTAGCTTTCGAATAACTTCTGGTGAGTGCGTGGTAAGTATAACTACTAGATTATCATTTTCACTGGCCAACTCATTCAAAAGATCCAGCAATCGACTTACCGCTATTGGGTGTAGTGCCAACTCTATCTCATCAATCAACACTAGAATCTTCTGACCCTTGCTTAACGATCTTCTAACAATTGAGTTATATACAAAATGCAATAGTGAAAGAAGCAAACATTCTCCAGAACTCATGCGGTACTGACTGATTAGCGAGCCATTAACCTCATTGAAATAGGGTGCATTTTTCAAGCCTAAAGCTTTCGTTATATGCCTATTTTTAATTCTTTTTAATTTTCTGTAGTGATCATAATTCCCATGAAGAATAAAACTCATTTTCTCCATAACATAATCATCAGAATCTACAATATCAGTTAGCTTTAGATCGCCACTTTCGAGCAAAGCATCAATTTTTCTTGAATCATTAAACCTAGTCCCATAAAAAAGACTACCTTCATACAGGCCATTAAACTTTGTGGCTTCTCTGTGATCATCACACTGCCAAAAAAACTCATTATCCTTTGTTGTGCACGTCCACTTGTCCAATTTACCCTTGTATTCATACTCAATGCTTGAGTTATTAAGGCCAAAGTCTTCTTTTTGCAGAATGCTAAGATGGTGCCGAGAGATAAGCTGGGCTAGAGAAAGAAGTACTGTACTTTTCCCACACCCATTATTTCCCACAATCCCATACACACCTTGCTCTAGGGGAATCTCTAGATCGGCAGAAGAAATATGCTTAACATTGTTTATCTTTAGGTTAATGCTATCCATTGATTATCATATTCCTCTCATGAAATTAATATTTTTTCAATTACTGATTGGTCGAACATCTATCTGCATAATGCCCGGCTTTGGGGCTGCGAAGCAGCGGAAAGGCAGCCAAAGGGGCGACAACATACGCCCGTTAGCTTATTATATTAAAAATCCGCCACTTCTTTTTCTCCCATAAAATAGCAACACTAGCGACTACAGGGGCACCTATTGTGACGGCCAAACCGCGTATAAATATTTCTGTGCTAATCATTATTTGACAAGTTTCACTTGGCCCACCTTGATCGAAGCCGCATGGCTGACTACCAATATTTCCTAAGATGGATGCAACGCCAGCGAAAATCGCAGACAACATATGAAAAAAAACAATAATTTTAAAAAGTTTACTATTTAAATGGCCAGTAGCGACTTCGGTAGTTAATGCAGCCAGCACCAGAGGCAAACCGAATGTGCCCATGATATACATAAAATCAAGGCCGAAAATGTCACCGAACTGCGTATCGGTCGATAAGATTGTTTCCTGAAACCCTGGAACGATAAATACAGCAAGTGCCCTACCTAAAATATATGCACCAAGAGCCGCCGAAAACCATTTGCCACCTAATTCCGTAAAAGCATTTCCTTGTTCTTGCATTACTTTTCCCTCTTGTAAAATGCATAGCTAACAGCTTAGTTCTACGCATGCGCATTTTTTTGGCTTACATGGCACGTCAATCAGGCAGCTTTTCATCCAACTTCCTTGAATTCAAGAGCTTACGCTATCAATTGCTGGAAAAACGAGCAACTTTTTCTGACAAAACAAGCATAGATTTCCCGATTAGACCAGCATACTGTTCATCCAAACAGTTCTTTCAGGAGGAGTAGAACCACAATCAAGAGTCCTTTTTTGATCCAATATTCGAGATGGGCCGCTTTTGATAGATATTAATCTCATGCCATCAAGCACACGTATTTTCCATTTCAAACTCCAGTTACGGATGGACAAACCTACCAGCACATCAAGTGCTGGCAGCAGCGGTTTCTGCTTCTCTTTGCTTCATGAGAGCATTCGCTTTTTTTCGGGCTGCGCGAACATCCTTTCGACGCTGCTCTCTGGCGCACACCTGGCAAAAGTTGCCGACGTACACATGCCTTTTGTCACAAACCTGATAATCCTGTTGAAGCCCGTACAAGCCCAGTATCGCGGCATCTCTTTGATCTTCATTCGTACGCTTTGGCCATCCCGTCAACGCCTTGAAGAAAACAGAGCCTTCTCCGCCCTTTTTGGATCGCTGCTTTTCATAAGTACGCAGAGGCTCCACCAGCACATACTCCACCCCCACTCGCTCTAAGAGCGTGATCAGCTGACGTGCAGAATTCTGTGCTCGGCCAACTTTTCT